CGGTTTGTATGTATATATTAAATCCTTTACTTTCTAAATTTAGATACTCATCATAATCAACATCTAATATTCTTTGCACTTCAGATACCATTGCATCTCTAGACTCTCTAGTGTCAGCATTGATCTCTGATCGTGTTACCACCTTAATTCCTACAAAGTAGTCATAAGAGCTTCCCTGTGCAGTCACAGCGACCTCTTGAATATCATTACTATCTATTTCTACACAGATATAAGGATAAGGTGTATTATCTACAGGTTTACTTTGTATAATAGTATTCCATGTACTTGGTATGTAAGGAACGGCAGCAGTTCTAAACTGAGCTCTTAATCTTCTTACGATTGCGGTTTTTAATTGTGAAGTTCCTAACATTATATAATTCTTTCTAAGATTAATTCAGTAGTAAACTTGAAGGCTGGCTGTAGCATATCTACAATCTGATACTTATATTCATCACCTTCACGTTGTACAGTGTGGTCTTCAGTCAGTGCCTCTACGTCTCTAGCATCGCACATAACTCTCTTTACTTGTACAGATCTATATCTACCCATATAATCAGTCCTTACACTGGGTAAGTCTTCTACGCATCCCCAGAACTCTATATCGTCCTGTGCATTATATACTGGTAGACCATCATCGTCATAGGCTTGGTCTCCTTGAGCCCTATTAGATCGAGCAATAAAATACTCCTCTCTCTCACCTATATTCTTTTTATCGAACCCCATAGTAACCAAATACTTTAAAAGGTGATAAGAAGCTTCTCCAATTCGTAGTAACTTTTTCAGTTCTAGAATGATAAAGTTCAGCTACTAATGCTAATATTCCTGGTTTAACTAATGAAGAGTCTAATCCACTAGTAGTATAAGTTATAGCAACTTTACTAGCAGAAGATTGTTCAAGTTTAAAGAGGGGATTATCTAGCCCCTCTACAGTGTAATCTGTATCTACAATCATAGTTACACCATCAATAGTAACAGAGTCAACTGTACTGATAGGTGAATAGCGAAAGTTAATAGGCTCGCAGATCTCTGCGAAATACTCTCGTCTTTGTTTTGATACGATGTCACTGTTAAGATATCTTTCCGCACGTATTCTAGCGTTCGGAATAATGCTGTTAATATAGTCATCATCTCTAGTGTTAGTTATACGTAGATAGTTTTTAACTTCTACTAACGTAACAGGTTCTGTAATGCCTATAGTACTTATAATTTGATTGTCCATTTTCTAAGGTTTTATATCTACCTGGGGAGATTAGTTAATAATAATATAGCCCCCTCCGAAGAGGGAGCATATATAAGTTTAGAATTATGCGTTTAATGCAAGGATAGCATTAGCAAAAGTTCCATTTTGGATAGCGTCTACTTTACCAACAACAAGAGCAAAACGACCATAAACTTTTAAGCTTACGTTGTTTCTTTCCCAGTCATCACCAGTATAACCCATCTCCATTTTCATACCTTCTCTAGTTACGAATTTAACTTCGCTTCTATCAAATATGTAAAATTCACCAGCAGCAACAGCAGGTACTTCAATTAGCTCAGCTCCACCTAAGAAAGAACGTACTTTTCCAGTAGCGTCTACAGTAGATTGTAATTGGTAGTGACCATCAGTTCCTTTGATACCTTGTAATTTAGCGATTAAGCTAGGGTTTACAAATACAACTTTTTCACCAACAAAGTTAATTCCTTTGAAAGATGCTACAGCAGCATTGATTACATCGATTTCATTAGCAGAAGTTCCGTAAGAATCAGCAAGAGAACCAAAGAAAGTCTCAAGAGCAGCTTGATCAGAAGCAGGCTTCCAAGTAGAGATACCTTTAAGAGCATCTGCTCCACCAGCACCACCAAGAATTTGGCTATTGATAGTATCAACTAGGTAACCTCTCATATCTTCTCTGAAGTAGTTTTCTAAAGCAACAGTATCAGCTAACTCTTCACGTGGCACAGTAAGAATGTGTCCCATTGTGATGTAAGGAGTTTGTTGATCAGCTACAGAAAGACTAGACTTTCCGAAAGCAGCACCTTTAAGTTTACCAGCACTGTTATCAGTTGCAGCACCTGCAGAGTTGAAACGGTAAGAAGTACCAGTTCCAGTTTTAGCTGAAAGAAATGCAGCAACAGTAGATTGGTGTGGGTTAAATTCGATATCAGATTGACGATCTTCTTTAGAAGGAGTCGAGTCAGCAGCAGCAGAAGCAGAGTAAGTACTAGTGTTCTTTACTTCGAAAGTTGCAGTTGCGTTTTTAGATTCCATAACTTCTTTAGAAGCTGAATCTAACCAAGATTTTAATTCGTTTGTGTTCATAGGTTCAGTAATTGTGTTGATGTTTTTAACCTCATTTGCAAGGTCATCGATTGATTTTTGTACTAGTTCAAGAGCAGCAGTATCTACTTTTCCTTCAAGTACTTCGTTAATTTGTGCAGACTTAGCTTCTAATTCGCTAGTAAAGTCTACAGTTTTTGCTTCGATTGCATTGTTAGCAGTTTCGATAGCTTTAGCTTCTAAATTAGAAACTACTTCTTTTGGATCTAAGTTTTCCATAATAAAAATTAATTGTTTGTTAGTGCCTCAGTAAGGGCGATTAAATAGTCTAAGTTAGTTGGATCTTCAGGCTCTTCTATAATCGGCTCAGTGTCGACTTGCAACGGCTGAGTGACAGATTTATAAAGTTCCGCTAACTTAAGGATTTCAGCCTCATTCTGAAGCTTCATTGATTTCTTGCCAATTGTCTTAGCAAGCACTTCAAAGCGTTCGATTATTTCCTCTCGGTTATCTTCGTTCGCAATATTCTTTACTTCTAAAAGTTTAGCTTCTGGATTCATAGGAATAGCTACGGGACTGATCTCAAATAATTTAAGTTCAGACAGGTCTCTACCACCATGATTATTACTATCTCCTTTAACTACAGCGTAGCCAATTGAGAAACTATCCACAACACCATCTTTCATAAGCTGCTTATATTCTTGAGCACGCTCTGTTTTAGCTAGGTATCCTTTGAATAGCAATCCAGTTGCATCTTCTTTCATTTCAGTAACTCTTCCAATAGGTTTATTCTGGTCATGATTTGCTACCATAATAACACTACCTCCGTTTTCAGAGATAGTCTTATTGAATGCACCCTTTTTGATTACATCGCCTCCTCGGTCAATGTTGTCAAAGATTGCTCCGTATCCAGTTATTTCACCTTCTACGTTTAACGTACCTTTGACTTCAAATGTTTTAAATTCTATCATTTCTTATCGTCTTTTTTAGGTTTGTCTTTACCTTCTGTTACGTTTGCATCTGATTGTCCATTAGACTCACTAATCTCTTCGTTATCTCTAACTACAGCTTGAGTGAAACCTAAGTACATATCTTCTCCTGTAAACTCACCAAGTTTAGCTACGGGGCTTAAACCTGCCATAGATCTAGCTTCATTGATTGAAACCATACCAGCAGACTGAGCAATAGCTTGGAATCTTACTAGCTTATTCTCTTGTAAAGCATCTATATGTTGTAGATCGTAATCTATCCATACATCGCCAAACTGAGGAGCTAGCCAAGAATTAAATCCATTCTTTAGTTCGTCTAACATTGGAGTAACACAGTTTTCCCATAACGCAACTCTAGCTTCTTTACCATTCTGATAAGTTGAATCTTTCAATCCAATTAACTGAGACGGGAAGTTTAATACGTTACAAATATCCTGTGCGGATTGTTCTAGTTGTTCAAATAACATTAAAGCTTCTAAACCACTTGATACGTCAATAGAATCTAGGTTAGCATCAATAATTGGAATGTTACCAGTATTGTTGTTACCTTGTGCTTGCTTCTGAAGTTTATTCTTAAGCTGGTCTAATGCTTCTGGAGAGAACTCAATCTCATTGTCTTTATTGACAAGGATCTTTTGTGCTCCTTTGTTTTGCTGATACCATAACAAACTCTGTTTTGCGTCATTGTAGATCTGTATAGAATCTAATGCAGCTCTAAATGGAGATTGTCCAAATAGCCAGTTGTCAGATTGATTGTAATCAGGATTAGCAGAACGCATCCATAATACATCACTAGCTGGAATCTCTTGAGCACTGTTATCAGTATCCATTAAGTATCCAGATATATTACGTCCATTACCAGATACAACTTGTATCTTAGGAGTAGGAAGCATATACATAGTGTTATATTTACTTGCATTAATACCAGAACCATATTCACCAGTAATAAAAGAATTACCTTCTAATAGATAGTGAGTTGTAGCAGCTTCAGTTAAATCGCTCCACTTCTGTAGAGGATTGGGTTTGTACATTAACTGGTTAAGTAAAGGTATTTGAACCTTTTCTCCCTTAGCATTATATACACACCATTTAGCTTTAGCTACATTCTTAGCTATCATATTTACAATAGAGAATACTACGGGATTCTTTTGATATCCCTTCTCTACGTAAGTAGCTAAATTAGCATCGTAGGAATTAACAGAACCTATACGCTCAAGGAATAATCTAGATTGCCTATCTGCAAACTCTAGAGCACCCTTCTTAGGCTTCTGTCTGCCTGTGAAATAATCGAATATACTTGCCATTTTAATAAATTTTTACAGTTCGTTTACCAGTAAATCTAGAGAGTACATAACGGAGACTATCAACTAAATGATCAGGTCCTTCGTATTTGTTATCCATTAGATTACCATCTTTATCTTGTTTATATCTGTAAGTTAGAAACTCATTTAATAAGTTCTTAGATCTTTCTGTTATATATAACGTAGATTCATTGATTATATCAATACCACGTTTAATACTGTCAGGACCTTTTTTACATTTGAGGATGTTCAACCCTTTACTTCTTAGTTCTCTTATTGTTTGAGGAAAGTTATAATCAGCATAGATCATCGCATCATAGCCCTTTAGAGAGTCGTAGATGTCTGATATTTCTAAATCTGATAAGTATAATACCTCATCAACAATAAACTCATTAGAATCGTTCTTATAGAGTGCTACACCTGCATTAGGATCTACGTTACCAAAATCCAATCCAATACCACATAATTGAAACCCTTCAAATGCTTTGTCATCTTTAACAAAACCATCTTCTGGATTACCTTGTATTATCTTATAGTCCTTGATACAAGCCCCATGCACTTGTCCCCATTCTCCAAGTCCGTAGACTTTCCATTCATTCATCATATAATCTGAACGAACAGATTGTAATTCTAAGTCTGCAAAGTATTGTAATTGCACTTCACTAAGAGCTTCATTATCTTTAAAGTTAACTACTAACGCATCGTGTATAACATCATCCTGTAAGAAGTCATTATACCAAAAAGGTCCAGAAGGATTCCATGATAATATCACTTCATTCTCTGTACGTCTTTCTAGCTGTGTATATACTTCAAACGATACTCGGTTAGCTTCATCAATAAAGAGTCTCTCTCTACGAGGACCCCTTGCCTTAGTTTCATCTTCTAGTCCAATAAACTCAATTATAGAACCATTCTTTAGTTCATATATAGATTCACTCTTTTTCCAGCATTCTGGTTTCCAAGCGTCTCTTGATAATAGGATGTTCTTTAAATCACGAACAGCACCCTTCTTAAGGTTAGCTAGTGTATTCGATGCTATAGTAATCCGTTCTCCTGGAGTATTTACTGCGTCTTGATACAATTTAGCTAATACGTTAAATGTCTTGCCAGAGGAAGAACCTCCGTAGATAGCTTTGATTCTCTTATCGAGTCCAAGTATCTTATTAAAGCAAGTAGTCGGTTGCCATCCACTCATAATTATCCTGTTTTATCTTTCTTTTCTTTATACACAGTAAAGAGCGGTCTATCAGCTTCAAACTTATCTGATTCCTCTCTATCTTGTGCTCTAACTTCTAATCCTTCCAATTTAGCTATCATCATTAATACTTGTGCAGCAGCTTTAGGATCTTCTCCTTTAAGTGCATTATATTGATGTTCTAATTGAATAATTCTTTTTGTACGTCTATCCATGATCTTATCTTCACGTAATTTAGTACATCTTTCCCAGCCTAACTTCCAATACTTGTGAGCTTGACTTTCTGACTTAACATCTGGAAACGTATCTAAAAACCATGTTGTAAACTGTTTACGTGTAGGGTCATAGTTAAATACATATTCAGCAGAGTCAAGTGTACGCTTTTCTATTTGAGCGTCTGTTCCTTTACTATAGGAACTTCTTGGAGTTCTTTTCATATTGTCTTTATTAAAGACTCCCCCGAAGGGAAGCCTTATTATTATTATTACAACGGTCCGTCTAATGCATCTTGCTCTACTTGAATAGTTGCAGAAGCACCTCCATCATTATGCGATACAGTTACAGTACCACTTCTAAATGTATCGAATTGACCTGTATTACTAGTACAGAATACATTCACGTTATTACCACTTATAGTAGTAGATATCCATGATCTATTATCACTAACACTAAATCCAGCACCAGCAGTAGGTCCAGTAGTTACTGTAACAGCCTGACCAGAACCACCACCTGGAACGAATGTCAAACTAGAGTTACCAACACTTATTGTGTTAGGAATATCAGCAGGACAAGTACCACTAATGGTTATAGTATAGGTAGTATCATTAGCAGGATAAGATCCAGTTATTAATCTACTCCATGTATTAAATGTAGTATTTATAGTAGGAGTTCCAGCACCAAGTCCACTAGGAGTTATACTAGTAGAAGCGTTACCAATAGAGTCGAAACTATGACCACTCTCTCCCATTGCCGTAGCAGTTAATGAGAAAGCGTCTCCAACATTACCAGTCTTAGGACTAACACCACCTACAGTTGCACCACTGATATTATCAACGATAACAAATGTTACAGTACTAGTTGAAACAGTAGCAGGTTGTGTTACGGTTCTAGTTATATTCGTAGTAGTACCAAATCCAGCATACCCAGAAGGTATAGTGACCTGTACAGTTACATCTCTAGACGTATCAGAAGTTACAGTTCCAAATCCACCAGTTAACATAGTTACAGGGAATCCATTACCAGCAGTAGCTGTAGGATTACCAGAAGCAGATACATTAACAACACCAGTCCATTGAGCATCACCAAAAGCAGGTAATGAAGCAGGAACGGTTACGTTAACAGATCCACTAAATGTAGTTCCACTATTAAAGTAGAGATTAGCAGGTCTATAGGTGAAAGTTATAGTTTCAGTTCTTGCACTAGATTGTAATGCGAAAGAAGATGGACTAATACTTAAAGCCTGTATAGAAGCTCCAGAAGCAGTAACGGAGTTAGTACCTACAGAACTACAAGATCCGCTAAATGTAGCGTCTCCACTGTAAAATATAGGTCCTCCAGTACCATTAACAGTCCTATATCTAGTTAGAACAGATCCGAAAGTACTAGCTCTAGAAACGTTCTGAGTGTAAGAGTTTGTATCACCAATATCATTGGTAGGATTAACACATACACCAGGAACTCCATTCCCAATAGGAGCAGTTAACTCTGTACACATATCAACTATAGTATGAATGTAGTCATTATAGTCAGTCCTTATTTGATAAGTTTGACTTTGAGTTACAGACGTACTGTTAGCATAATTATCAGTATTAGGACTATACGCAGATACATTGACGTCAAGAGTTCCAGAAACAGCTCCTCCAGTAATTGTAGTGGATTGATTTTGATACTCAGCAGTTCCATCAGCATCAGCAGCCCTACTCCATACAAGAGTAGTTCCAACATATACTTCCGAAGCGTCTGCTGTACCTAAACTGATACCGTCAGCCGAAGCCTCAGATATCAGTGTATTTCCTACATATATTGCCATAATTATTTATGTTACAAAAGTTATCGTTTGTGCACTAGCACTAGTTGGTGCAGTACTAGAAACAACAAAGTTCAAATTATTTACAGTTTGAGCATTAGAGTTGTTTATAGCCTTAGTAGCTTTTACAGTAGCTGTTGTACCGCTGTCATCAGCATGAACTATAGTAGCTGTCACATCATTCATAAAGAATTCAGGAATACCATTAATAGTTCCAGCACTGACAGAAGTAGTCATAGTTACACCATTAGAATTATAAGTAACACCAGTACCAGAAGCAGTAAACCTTCCAGGAATAGGCGTTGTTAATACAGGTATAAAAGCTGTCATAGTACTAGCGAAAATATCGTAGTTTCCAAACTTAGCTATAGTTGTAGCAGGAGTAATTCCAAAGTCCCCAGAGAAACCAGGAGCAATAGAAGATATTATAGAAACATCAATAGATACATTACCTATTACATTGCTAGAACTAAACACAGGTAAAGAAACTGTTAACGTAAAGCTAACTTCTCCGTTTGCATATGTATAGTTGGATGCAGTACCTCCATTAATAGAAAAGGTAGTACCACTAGCATATTCAGATAATCCTTCATTAGGAACGACAGTAATGCCAAATACTAAGTTAGTATCCGTAGCACCAAATCTTTGCGACAACGTATTCTGAGAAACTCTACCTTGAGGTAAAGTCTCAGTTAAATTGATTGTAGCTACATAAGGTTCTTCACTTGTACTTCCACTTAGCGTAACTGGTATAGTCACACTACTAGAGGGAGCAATAATAGAAGTCGATATGTTTACACTTCCTCCACCAGCATTAGAAGCTCCAAAAGCAACAACACCACTAGATTCAGTTATAGTTACATCACTAGCATTGATAAAAGAACCTCTGCTAGGAGTTATAGTATTTGTATAGTTGATCCTTTGACCAGCGTTTAGTATAAAAACTTCCGAACTATCAGTTAAACCAGTTCCAGCTATATTATTTGTAAAGTTTACAGTTATAGAAACAGTACCCACTCCACTAGCTTGTGCAGAACCACTAATAGTAGCAGTACCTGTAGCATCAGCAGCAGGAAACGTAATCTCTAACGGTATTAATACAGTCTCACCTCCACCTGTAGCATTACCCATGTTTAACCATGATTCAGCTTCAGATATAGAGAAGTTACCAGAATTTAATTCAAATCCATCAGCAGCAAAAGCAGTTACATCATATATAGCAGTAGTACCTACAACACCAGTTATTACCAGTTGAGTCCTAGACAGAGATACATTACCAATACTCTCACTCAATGTAAGCGTAACAGTAGATACGTCTCCAGAAGGAATATCAGTCGAAGTAGTTCCAGATATAGTTACAGTATCAGTTTCATCAGTCTCCTGAAATAAAACTTCAAATTCTATATATACAGAAGTTCCTAATTGCTCTACACTCTTAACGGTCATGTACGAAGGTACAGTTGCAGTAAAAGCACTAGCATCAAACTGCTTATCGGCATCAGGAGTTATAATACAATTTATAAATGCATTAGTTCCAGGAATACCTCTAAGGTTTCTAGTAGGATTAACAATAGAACCACCATAAGAACCAGCTAAAGAGAATGTTAAATCAACCTCCCTATTCGAAGCTAATTTTGGATCGACCTCACCAGCAAACCTTAGTTGTTCAAATTCAGAACGTTGAGGTAACTCTAAGTCAAATATTATTTCTAATTCAGAACCTAAATCCCTAAAAGATATGTTACTTAACTGTTCAGCAGTGTCTTCACCTTCCTCAAGTAGTTGCCATATACCAGTACCTTGATTAGTACCGTCAAAGAAACTCATATTCGAAGCAGAAGCCTCAAAGTTTTCGTCTACAGATATTTTAACAACATGATTCGACTTACTTCCTGGAGATCCAGTTATCTGGAGTACACCATTAGGTAGATCATCTATAGTTAAAGGGTTAGTAGTAAGTAAAGCTCCAAATTCATCAATACCTTGAGGTACTAATGCTAAGGAATAAGTTACTTTATTACTTCGACCTGTAAAGTCATCAGCAACTAAGTCTACGTCATACTCATAGAATCCAGGAGTAATAGTTCCATCATCATTAATGCTTCCATCACCAGGAGCAATATCTCCTAATTGGTTAGGTGCATAGTGTGACATATCAAACTTACCATCTTTAGGTCTATAAACACCTCCTTTAAATATAAGAGTTTCAGCCTCAATATAGCTATTCCAATCCATTTTTAACTTATGGTGAGGAGCTATAGGATCGCTAGATATGTTTATAAAGTTACCTTCATAGAATCTAAATTCATCTCTATTATCATTCAACTTTTGCTGAGTAACAATTCTCTCTAAAGTAGTAGGGAACTGTACGAGATCATCTCTTCTCCAGAATCCCTCTTGCTCTATCTTATTATAAACAGAGTTAGGTAAGTCATCGGCAAAGTAAGGACCGTAGCTCTCAGTTTTAGTATAGTTAGCTTGCACACGCTCAAACGTGGGCTTAGTTATGTCATTAGAATACTTATTCTTAGCACTTATATTAGTCAATAAAACAGTACAATTACCAACATCACTACCTTCGTTTCTCTTTCTACCACTTCTTTTACTTTTAGGGTAAAACCAGTAAACAGTAAGAGTTCCATCTAGTGAGGTGTGGTTACCAGTTCCACTATCGTAATATGTTCCAGCACTTAAGGTTTCATCTACAGATTGCCATTCATTTAAATCAGTCGTTGTTGATTGGCTGTGATGAGCATCTGCACTTGCAAAAACTTTATAGTCGCTTAATATTCTACTTCCATAATCCCAGTCTCCATTCGTAAAGTTATAAGTAAAGTTTCTTTCAGAAGCAATACTATAAAAAGTACCTTGATTAGTGTATCCGTAAGAATGCGTAACCAAATTAGAAGTAGTAAGAACAACAGCGAAATTCATAGCTACAGACTCATTTTTGTCAGTCGCCATCCAATCAAAGCTTATATCTATAGGAGCATTAACATCTACAGTCATAGGTTCACTCTTAAACCATACAGTTCCTAAAGTGTCTAGTCTAAATCTATTCCTACTAGTTTCAAGAGCATATTTAGCCCCTGGATGTTTAGTAGTTGAATTTAAAGTCTGTCTAACTAATGTTTGATCAGCAGCAGTAGATGTAACATCATATCCATCAACACCAGACTGAAACAAGCCATTTGTAATGTAATTCCTCTCCCTAACGTTCTTAGGTTTACACTCTACAGAGCCAAAGGGTCTTTTAGTGTTTATTTGTAAGTCAGAATTTGCTACTAATAGGTCAGGAGTACTACCGCCAACATTATATAACAAATCAAAATTCTCAGTCCCAACAGAACTGTACACTTCATTAGTTACAGTGTATTTCTGGAACGTAGCAGTCTCATCAACACCATACCCACCATGAGTAGAAGCATTAACAATAAACCATTGTCCATACGATTGAAAGATTCTACAGTTAAATGCACTGAGAAGACCTTCTATCATGTTTTTAGACGTCAATTTCTTGCGATATTCTACATTGTCATCATCAGAGGTGAATAAACTGTAAGGATGAGCAGTAACGTCTGTTAAAGCCTCTCCTGAGCTATTTCTGATACCAGAATCCACCAATACAGGTAAATCTAGTCCAGTTTGTCTTATAGCCTCTAAAACCTTGCCAAATAGGTTAATTGGAGTAGTACTGTCTACATTTACGTCTACAGTAGTGTCTTCCATACCTCCTAAATTGTCAATAGCAGTAAAAGTAGTTGTAGGATTAGTAGAACTAATACTTTCGCTACCGTCAGAAGACTGAATAAACCCACACCAGTAATCATTTAGTGTGGATTCTCCATTTCTTCTATATCTTAATCTTGCTTGGTACTCAAATTGACCAGCACTTGTAAATCTAGGGAGATTATCTCCAGCAATTTTATGTAACGCTATTTTAGCTTTAGAAGCCATTATAGG